GCTTCTGGCTTGTCTTAGTGTGAGACTTGTTACTGTGTAAACTGCCGTCAGCCATCTTATGTGAGTTACCTGTATGTGCAGTACCATCTTTCTTATAGTGCTTTACACCTTTCATATTAGTACCCGCTTCTTACAGACATTGTATTCTTTTTCTTCTTCTTCTTGTTAGTGGCTGCTCTTGCACCACGCTTAGGCTTAGGTGTTGATTTAGGCTTAGCTTTACCATAGTTCATAGTGTTCTCCTTACCATTTAGATTTATCAGCCCAGTAAGCTGCTGACATTTTACCTTTAGCTATGTTCGCACCGTGACGTGCTTTAAAAGACTTGCGCTTAGCTTTCATCTTATCTGATTCACCTGCTTTAGGCTTACCTGCTGTACTAGCGCCTTGCTCACCATAACGTATAGTTTTAATTTTGTCGCCTTCCTTAGCAACAACTACATGACTTTTTTTAGGGTGACTAGGGGTTCGTTTTGGCTTATTGAACCCCGTTACGCCTGCCCTAGCTAGTCTTGGGTCTGGCTTTTTTGCCACTAGGTTTCTCCTTAGAGTCAACTGGTTTGTTTACCTTTGCTTCTAGTTCGTCAACACGTTTGTTGATTTCAGCAAAGCCATTGTTAATCTGTTCTAGTGCTGAGTTAAACTGGCTGGGTAGTATCATTAGGCAATTGTCCTTGTGGTTCAGGTTGCATCATAGGAGGCTGTGGCATAGCCGTCGGCTCTGGTGTCGCTTCTACGTTACCTTGTTCTTCCTTAACAGCTATTTCACGTTCCTTAAGTAACTGTGTAGAGATTTTAAGTCGCTTTTCAAACTCCTTGTCGTCCCTATCTCCTGCACTCAGGTTAGCCGTAACAGCTTTAATACGGTCAATCTCAAGCTCCTGTGGTACGGCCTGTGCTTCAGCCATGGCCTTCATAGCACGAGCCTCAGACTCTTTAGCCTGTCCATTAAGTGCATTAGTCTGTGACGCTTGGAACTCAGCTTGCTGTGCTTGTGCTTGCTGCTGCGCCTGCTGTGCTTCTGGGTTAGGCTGATTAGACTGGTCTAGCTTAGCAATCAGTTCTTCACGGTTAGCCAAGTTCATGTTATCAACAATAGACTTGATTAGCTCAGGGTACATCGGTGTCTCTGGAGACATAGTTTGTAGTAACTGTACAAGCTGTGTAACCTCATACTCACGAGCAATAATGCCCAGAGAACTTGATACGTTAAACTTATAATCAGCAACAGGGTACTTCTCAGGCTCAAACTGCATATAGCGATGGGCAGCTTTAGTAACAAACGGGATAACAAAGGCTTCTTGGAAGTTAATCAAAGTACGCTTGTGGCGCTTAATGATAGCTCCTAAGCCCATAGAGATGCCCGCTGCTGTACTTTCTCCATTAACACTACCTGCTATACCCGCTGAGTCAATAGCGCCTGTAGCGGTCTGTACCATCTGCTGTAGGGCAGCGGCTTGTGTAAAGGTAATGTTCTGTACATTACCAAAGTTAAACGGCTGTAGCACTTCCGAAGGATTACCGTTAGTTAGGATAACCTTACCTGCACGAATCTCTGGTTTAGAGCCTCTTGGCATACGAGAAGCATCCATAGCAAGCATAGGGTGTACAGTTAGTGCTAGAGCGTCGATACGAGCGCGTAGTTCTGCGTCTAACGCCTTTTGAGAGTTATACCCTTTCTCACATACGCCTCGACCCCAGAAACGGCTAGGAACGACATCCCAAGGGAATGCTACGACAGGTCTGTCACCCATCATGTAAGGGTTCTCTTCCGCTTTTAGTAACTCACCGTTGCCGGTTACAACAATAGCCTCTACATAGTAGCTACCACTGTCCTCATCATCATCTTCTCCCATCAGGGATACAGCTTCTTCCTCTGCATCTGGGTCTTTCATAGCTATTTCTAGCAAATGACGGGGTACTAAACCATAATATTTAGTCAGTCGTACTTTATCGTCGCTATAGGAATCCAAAATGTCGTGGTCAGGCTCAATATCAAAGTCTGAGGCAGCAGAGCCTAGAGCGATGTCACGATATACGCCTTGTTCCTGCAATTGTTCTACAATGTGAGACGATACGAACTCATCTACAGCAACACCTAGCGCATTCTCAATGGAAGTAGCTACAGGGTCGATAAGAAAGTTCTGTGGCATGACAGGGTTCATCTTAACGCAGGTACGGTCTTCAATAGTGACACCAACTGCTGTTAATTCACCACCCATGACCGGTTGCGTGGCCGGTTTAAACTCTTTCTCGGTAGTTAGTTCTATTTCAGCAATACCAGTACCAAACACAGCGGCGTTAATAAGGCACTCAGCGGTGGCTTTACGTACCATGTTGCGTTTAAAGTCAGCTTCTAACTGATTACGGAGTAGTTGAATGTCCCCATTCTCTGGGTCAGCAGCATCATCCTCAATATCAAACCATTTGCCACGACCAAAGGTAGCTTCCTCTAGCTCAGCTACGGATGACTCTACAGCTTGTTGCAAGGCAGGGGAGATAATCTTAGAACGCTCTGATTGACGTGTAGCATCCTCAGCAGCCCACTGTCCACGCCACAGGCGATAGTACTCATCAAACCTTTGGGCGTAGTTAGCTTCAAAATGGTCACGCCAGTCACTACATTTAGAGGACACCCAACCTTCTAGGGTCTCAAAATTGTAGTCATCGTTTTGTTCATACATAGTTAATACCCTGCGTAAAAGTCAGTGAGTTCATATTCTTCTTCCTCGTAGTCAATAGCATAGGCTATCTTAGCTAATTGGTCAATGTAGGCCAACGAATCAATTAAATCATCGTGGACAAGTTTGTTAGGGAACTGAAACAGCTCATCTAGGAACTCCGCATTCCAGTCACCTTTGTTTAGTTTAATGTTACCGTGTTCAAACCTACCTTGTAACGCCCAGACAATACGGTCAATCTTACGTTTGTTGCCGTGGGTAAGCTCCTCGATACGGAAGAACCTTTGATTCTTTTTCATTATGTCATTCAAGTAGGGGTAGACAGCATTCTTCAACGCACCTTTCTCAATCCCTACTGCGACTGGTTGGTAGTCTCTGACGGCATCGAAGATTTTCCTTGCTGTCTTTTCGACTCCCCATCTACCATGGATAATGTCGGCAACCCACCACCCGTCTTCATTCGCCTTAACCACCGCAATTGACGTTTGGTCAAGTCGGCTTGTTTTAGTTGTAGCTTTTTCAATTTCCGCAAATCCTGCCAAATCGACTGCAATGTAGAACTGACCGTGTTCAGGCTCTTCCTCGGAGAACTTAACATCTTTCTCCTTAAACAGTTCACCACCGGCTGCCTCAAAGGATGCCATGAACTCCTGTCGGAAGGAGAAGGCTGACATCGACTTCTTAGCCGCATTAATCTCCTCTGGGTCTAGCAAGGGGTTATCGTATGATGTAAAGTGCCAACCCTTCCATTGGTCATCCTCTGCGATACTAGCGTACTGGAACAAGTCATAGAAGTGGTTACGACCCATAGGTGTACCAATAAACATGGCATCACCCTTCTGGTCAGCTAGGGCAGGTCGTAGGATTTGCTCCCAGACCTCCGGCTTCATATCGGCGTACTCATCCATACAGAGGAAGCTAAGGGAGACACCACGCATAGTCTCTGGTCTGTCAGCACCCTTGAGGGCGATGGTTGCACCGTTGACTAGCTTTATTTGTAGGTTGTTGATATGGCTAGACGATATGACAGGATTACCTACCTCTAGCAATGTCTGCCACATGATGTCCCTAGCCTGACCCTGTGTGGGTGCGACATAAAAGACATGGCCTTTCTTACATTGTAAACCTTCTAGAATTAACATCCAAGCCGCTAGACGTGACTTACCTGTACGACGACCTGCTGCGATGACTTTAAAGCGTGAGGGGTCGTTAAAGACCTCCTGCTGCCATGGTAGTAGTTCTACCTTTAAGTCAGTCATTTAATATGTCCACATTACGGGTGTAGAGTTAGAATTAGAATTGCTCCGGTCATCCACATGGATAAATGAACTAGCCACTCCAATACCGCCAAACCCAAGCAAGAGCGCCTGTTTAACAATCTCGTACTTTTGTGCTCCGCTAATAGCTTTGATGTCTGCTGCAATACCTTGGGCATGAGTTCCTGCTTTCTCCTTATGTCTTTCGTTACTGTGATTAGGGCTACGGAAGCCGCTAGTAATCACAAAGGGAAAACCACAGGCTTCACGCAGAGCATCCAAACGTTCTAGGAACTCTGGTTGCATTTCATTTTGATTTGTTTCTTGACAGTTGAACTCGCTCAGGGCGAAGTACTTAGGGTTATACATCGGTGTACTCTCCGTCAATAGCTTGCTCTTCGTTGCTGCTTTCGGAGATGACAGTAGTCTCTCCACCCACTCCAGTAATTGATATGTTAATCCCACCTTTGCTGCCACCTGCTTTATCCTTCTCAAAGTAGCTCGCTGGTAAGACCCTATCAATAACTAGCTTCCAAGCGGCTGCTTGATTCTTATGGTCATCGTTAAGAGCTGCATCGAATATAGACTCTAAGACGCGAGCAGACTTAGGAGACGTTAGCATACGTGTCTTGTATTCGTTAATAATGGCAGCATCACCTTTGGGGCGACCTCTCGTACCGACTGACCCTCTCTTGCGGTTGACCATATCTGACTTCTTCGGACGACCCACTCTACGCTTAGGTGGCGAATCGTCGTTTTTTAAATCTGACAAAAAACTCTCCTTTGGTTACCTAAGTATACTTAAGTATGTCTTAGACCTTGTTAGGTTGTTACTTTGTTTATAGTCTTTAGTCAGTAACAAAACAACTAACTAAATAACTCTTTAGTATATACTATATATTATACCATACTTTAAAGCAAAAGTCAAGAACTATTTTAACTAATTGCTTAACTATATTGTGTCAGCATTACAGGCTAATTTAATGTACACAAATGTACCCGCGAACTCCCAATGAAATCAATGACTTACGTCTACTTAAGTATACACAGCTTATTGTTACTTTTATCCTACTTTTGGTCTTTTTTTGTATACATGCGGGTACCGTGAAGAGTAGGAAATATACCAGCGGCCCCCCGCCCCCTCTGGATTCTCAGCTATACCACACCCAGCCCGATGAGTCAAGGGGAATCTGTGACCCGATGGTCAGATGTAGTCACGGGTAAAGCCATAGCATAGCCACGGGTCAAACGCAAGTAATAACTGTGACCAAGAAAAACATTAGGGTCATTTATTTACTTGACAAGGGGAGTAAGAGTATGCTTGTGGATACCTACAGGATACCTACCACAGTTATCATACTACTGTCAACATATGTTATATACTCAATTAGCATATAGATTACATGGGTTATAACTAATAGTTCTATAGTTATCAAGGGCTCTGTATTGCGTTCTAAGGGCGTTCAAGCTGTACCTATATCATTACAAGGGTCAAGGGGCGAACGTCGATTCCTCTGTATCCCTTGCTATCACTGGCCTGTAGCGGCACTACCTATAACGGTTATATACCTGTAGCATTCTTATAGCTAAAAGTTATATTGACTTTGTGTCTTATCTGTGATATTCGCGCGCCCGCTCCTTATCCCTAGGTTGTGAAAATTAATTTAAAATAAATGAAAATAAGTGTTGACAATAGTTTGCACTGGTATATAATGAACCCATCAAGACAACAAACACACAAACAAAAAGGCGGCACATTATGACAGACCTAATCAACAAGCTAAGCAAGATAGACCAACGCAACGTTAAAATGGCTATCATACACGCCACTAATGGTAACTATCGCGCTATCGACTCAATGGTTCGCGGTGCTAACAAGCGAAGCGTAGCGACTCTCACAGCAATCAGAGCGGCACTATAACAAACCAAACGCCCCGCAAGGGGCAACCAAACAAACTAAAAGGTGTATAAAATGAACAACTACAAAATCGACTTAAACGACCAAAAATCTATCAACTTTATGCAAATAGCACTATTGGAGAAAATCAGTAGCTTAAACTCTGAATACTGGGAGCTACACGGGGCGCAGACTCCAGCAGTAGACTTTGACCGTATAGCAGTACAGCGCGAGGAATACAGGGTATTGAATGCGCAGCTAGGCGTGGCATATGAAACAGCAAAGCATAAAGCATGGAATGCCCTAAGCGACGGGAGCGCATACGATAAAGCACAAGCGGCAGTAAGGCGCGCGCAAATTGAATTGGAAAAAGTCAAAGTAAACGATGCGCAAGAATCGTTAAACACGTGGACAGAGCAGCTTACAGAGTCGCGCAGAGCAGCCCGCGCAGAACGTAACAGCTAAACAAACCAAACGCCCCGAAAGGGGCAACCACTAGGATTAAAATATTATGAAAAAATTCCAAAAGCGACACACTACCCAAACCCGTATCTGGTCTAAGAAGGTTACGCAATCGGTTTTAAAAGACTTCAGAAACGCCGGTTTAATAGTAACTAAAATTCCTAGTGGTTATGAAGTGACCAATAAAAACGGAGTATTATTCCTACAGGCTATGAATGGAAACAATAGCTACCTAATCCGCGCCGTCGATTTTATACTGGCGTAAATAATTAGTTGCTTTAATTATACCGGTGTATATAATAGCCGGTATACTAAAAACAATTAATAACTAAACAAGGTGATATCATGACACAAGCCAAACCGAGATTCTCTAAGCCTAGTAAAATGCCTTGTCGTAGCTGGTCTCTACAAGCTTTGGACACCTGCCCCGCTAGTACAAAGCCGGATGGTGAACTAGTTGACGCCTGCAAGGGTTGCTACGCGACGACCGGATTCTATTCCATGGGCAGTGTTAAAGCGCCGAGAGAGCATAACCGAGAGGATTGGAAACAGAGTGACTGGGTTGATGTTATGGCGGCAGAGCTAGACAATGACAGATACTTTAGGTGGTTTGATAGCGGCGACCTGTACAGCCTAGCACTAGCAGAGAAGGTTCTCGAAGTTATGAAGCGAACGCCGTGGTGTAACCACTGGTTGCCAACTCGTATGCATAAATTTGAGAAGTTCGCTTCTATATTGGACACTATGAATGCATTACCCAACGTGGTTGTTCGCCTATCTAGTGATAGCGTAACAGGTGAGACAGTACAGGGAGCGGCCAACAGTTCGACTATCATTCCCACGGTATCGCATAGCCTGCCTAATATGTCAGTCTGTGAGGCGTACGACAGGGGCGGCAAATGCGCGACCTGTAGACTTTGTTGGTCTAAAAATGTAGCTGTCGTGGCATATCCTGCCCACGGAAAAAAGATGCTAAAACATGTTGACAGTATTGTAGCTATTAACTTATAATAGCGGACATACACACAAAAGGATTAAAACATTATGACAATTGCAATCGGTACAAAGTTTATTAAGCAGCGCGGCAAACTGACCAATAATGAGCGCGTCGAGACTGTAACGGATATTTTAAAGACTTATAATAGCGCAGGTGAACATATAAAGACACGCTATGTAGCCACTCACCCATTTTGCGGGCAAGAAAGAACAGATAGCGACGTACTAGGCGTGACAATTCAAAAGGGGCTTATATCGTGAATAGTGCAAAGCGTAGACAATTAGAAACAGAGGCGCGGGAGACCTTAAAAGCGAACATCTTTTGCGGGTCTGTGGTACTGTTAGGCGTAGCGGTTTGCCTACCAGTGTTTAAATGGTTTATTATTACAATTATGACTCTATAGGAGGTTAAAAATGGAACTTGAATACAATCAAGACTGGCGAACCCAAGCGCGCGGCGATAATGATAGCGAGTATCATATATATCTATCTTGTGCGAATGATGGTAACGGCTTAGACTTCACCACCGGAAAGCCGTTAAAAACCTATGATGAATGGTTAAACAGTTAATTGGAGGCTTTAACAGTGAACAAACAAACAGAAGAAGAAGAAGAACAAAAGAAACGCAATCGAGAGGCTGATTTATTACTTTTAGAACTACTGGAGGGCGTTATGCCCTTAGACGTAATAAAGGCGCTATATAATGAATAAATATAAAAGATTATTGCAACTGGTTCTGTTATTTTCAGCGGGCATTGTAGGTGGCGGGTTAGTAGTCACCCTTGTAAAGTTGACATATAACGCAGCCGCGGGGTTTTAAAATGAATTATACAACATTAGACATAAAAGAGTTTCAAGCTATGGTTTATATGGCTGTGGCTCAGGGTTTAACTTTTCAAGCGTCCTCTGTGGACGGTGTACACAAAATTATATATACAGGGGGTTTTTAAATGACGTATACAGAGTTTAAAAAAGAGCATGGTAAACTGATATGCAATATTATATTTACAGAGACAAAGCAAGCTGATATACTAGTCGAACAATTAGAGCGATTACGCTTAGACAACCAAAAACACTACGGGCGACACTATAATGAATATAAACGGGTGCAGAGTAAGCGATGAGGATAGAAGAGACCCACATTTTAACAAAAAAGAATCGGATGTAGACGTGGGTGAGGTTCGGGATAGGTTCGGTGCTATGATGCTAGAAGTCACCTTAATGACAGAGAAACTGTTTAGGGATGAAAACTTTGAGCCGGACGAGGACGACCTATACGCCCTAGAGCATTTACACAGCGAATTAAAATACTATGAGAAGGTAAAAAAGCTATGATTACAGACAACAGTACAGAGAACGACCTATTAGCAGAGACAATAGAGGAGCTAGGGCAAAGCCTGACGGAGTTACAGCAGGTGATTGCAGACATTAAACAGCAGGTAAACTACAGAGGCGAAGATTAAGATGGATACTTTCGGACACTTAATGGTTACATTGTGGGTACTTGGCTGCGGCTTTGTATTTGTAGCTGGTATACTAAAATTAGCAGGGATAATAGAGGGTTGTTAAAATGGCAGTAATAATGAACATCGAAGAAAAAATCTTAGACTGGCACAAAGCACGCAACCTTATTGAGGGTAGTACAGATATAGCGCAGTTTAGTAAGTTACTAGAGGAGGTAGAGGAGCTTAGATTGTCATTAGATGGCGACCTAACGCCGATTGACGATATAGGTGATATACTAGTGGTGCTTATTAACATCGCCCACAGGAACAATCTGACGCTGTTTGAGTGTATGTATCACGCATACAATGATATTAAGTATCGAACGGGCAAGATGGTTGATGGGGTATTCGTGAAGGATTTAATAGACGACAGCGGGAAGATTAAAGATGCAAACTAATATTTTTGGAATGTTTTTAAACGTAGAACCGAGGTTCGGGTTTGGTTTTGACATAGAGAGCGTAGCTAGTCGCCCAGTGTGGACAGTTAGAGAGGATGAGATGAGTGTGATGGCCTTTGATGGTTTAGTGTTGCTTATACCCTTCTTTATTGTTACACTGGGGAACGTTTGGGAAGTAGAGGAAGACGAATGATATTAGCTATATTAGGAACTGGAGTTATACTAGGTTTAATTTATTGTGCAAATGAGGTTTTTGATAATGAGTAAGATTAAAGCACAACTTATAGGCTATGGTGGGAATGACTGGATTGGCGACGATGACCACGTTAAAGTTTCAGAGGTTACAGCGTACCTGATGTACACCATGAGCGTGTCAGAGATGCAGCAGGCCGCAGCGCGGCACATACAGCATGACCTGTACACCATGGCCCGAAGTGACTTCGAAAAGGTACACTATGACACGATAGGAGTGCATATAAAATGAGCAGATGTAAAGCGTGTGACACCATTATGACGGAATCAGAGCTAAAGAGGACGGATTATAATACAGACAAACCTTTAGACTTGTGTTATAATTGTATGAGTATTTCAACCAGTGCGGCACTTTCGTTCGAAGGTGCGTCATTAGGTTGGCAGGATAACGAAGAAAGTTTAGACTTAGAGTCATTAGGGTTTGACAAGAGTAACAATTAATGCTATAATATACTTATGTTATGTTCTTTTATAATAAACTTAAAAGTAACTAACTAAGGTATACTTAAGTAGTAACACTTTAATTAATAAATAAAAGGTAATAGATATGTCAGCAGAAGTATTGGAAGGTTTAGTAGCGTTCGAGAATCTAACCGAGCATGAAATGTATAACGGTCAGTCAACTGGTAAGTTCTCTTTGGTGTTGTCATTAGATGAAGAGAAAGCAAGCGACCTAGACGCACGAGGTGTCAAGCTACGGGAGTACGAAGGTGTCAAGCAGCGGAAGTTCGCTAGTAAGTTTGAGGTAGGCATTCAGAATGCAGACGGCTCACCGTTCGTTGGTCGGGTACCACGGGGTTCTAAGGTACGTATCCTCTGGCAGGAAGGTTCACCACACCCAGTACACGGCACTAGCACATACCTCAACAAGGTCAAAGTATTAGAGGTAGCGGAACAGACAGACTCGAATGAGGATTTTTAATGACGGACGAGTCTACCTTTGTAAAGCATGAGTCATGCCCAGCGTGTGGCTCAGCTAACAATCTAGCAAGGTACTCTGATGGCCACGCCTACTGTTTCTCAGCAGGTTGTGGGCACCACGAGCAGGGCAACGGAACTGCCCCTGACTTTGCACCACGTACAACAGCAAGGGCATTTGAAATGACGGGAGTTATAGCGGCAATTCCAGACCGTAGAATCTCACAGGGTATAGCACAGAAGTTTGGTGTTACTGTGGAGTTCTCACCAGAGGGTAAAATTGTCAAGCACCACTATCCCTACTATGATAAAGATAGTAACAAGCCGACAGGGACGAAGGTTAGACAGGTAGAGACGAAAGGTTTCTATGCGACAGGTAACTTTGATAACGTAGGGTTGTTCGGACAGCAGGCATTCAGGGAAGGTGGTAAGTACATTACTATCACGGAAGGCGAAGCGGATGCACTAGCAGTCAGTGAGATGTTCGACGGCAAGTGGCCTGTAGTGTCTATCAGGTCGGGCGCATCAGGAGCCAGCAAGGATATTAAAGCTAACTTGGAATGGCTAGAGTCGTTTGAGAACGTAGTCATCTGTTTCGATAATGACAAAGCGGGACAGGAAGCAGCATCAGCAGTGCTTGGTTTGTTCACACCTAACAAGGCTAAGAACGTAGTACTGTCCGTGAAGGACGCAGGGGATATGCTCAAGGCCAAGAAGATACAGGAGTTCACTAGAGCGTGGTGGGATGCTAAACCCTATCGACCGGACGGCATTGTCTCAGGTCTCGATACATGGAAGATGCTTAAAGAGCAGAAGAAAGTAACCTCTATACCTTATCCGTGGGCTTGTCTGAATGAGTTCACCTATGGATTCAGACGGCAAGAGCTAGTTACCTTTACTTCAGGCTCTGGCATGGGCAAGTCTCAGATAATGAGAGAGCTACAACATTACCTGTTGATGAACACAGAGGATAAGATAGGCATCCTAGCGTTAGAGGAAAACATCCCTAAGACCACTGTAGGTATTATGTCTGTTGAAGCTAACAAGTTACTACATAAGCCAGACGTAGCAGAGACTGTAACAGACGAAGAAGAGCGGGGTTATTGGGAACGCACTTTCGGTTTAGACCGCATCCATTTGTTAGACCACTTTGGTAGTGCTCAGGAAGACCACCTAATGTCTCGCATACGTTACATGGCTAAAGGCTTAGATTGTAAGTGGATTATCCTAGACCATTTGAGTATCGTGGTATCTAGTCAGGAGAACGGCGACGAGCGTAAAGCCATTGACCGTATTATGACTAACCTACGTTCGATAGTTCAAGAGACTGGTGTTGGTATGTTCTTAGTCTCACATCTTAAGCGTTCGTCAGGCATAGCACACGAGGACGGTGGTAAGATTAGTCTAGCAGACTTACGTGGTAGCCAGAGCATTGCGCAGTTGAGTGACATGGTTATCGGTTTAGAACGTAATCAGCAACACTCAGACGAGCAGACTAGAAATACTACGTGCGTTAGGGTAATGAAGAATCGGTTTGTAGGCTTAACTGGCGCGGCTTGTTACCTGTACTATGACGCAGAGTCTGGACGTATGATTGAGACAGCTTGCCCCACAGAGGATAACGTGGAGTTTTAAATGAAGCAGATAGTCTTTGACATTGAAGCTAACGGTTTAGACCCAGATACGATATGGTGTATCATAGCTTATGAGCGTCACTCTAAGGAGTACATTGAGTGGACAGGAGACAGCATATCTAGTTTCAAGGATTGGATTGAAGAGCAGGAAGAACTGGAAGTTATCGGCCATAACATTATTGGTTACGACATACCAGTACTAGAGAAGCTGCTCAAGGTAGACTTCAGTAAGTGTAAAGTAACTGACACATTAGTTATGTCCAGACTGGCAGAGCCATCACTTCAAGGCGGTCATTCATTGGCTAACTGGGGACAGTTGTTACAACAACCGAAAGGAGAACACAGTGATTGGCTTAATTTTTCGCAGGACATGGTGGAGTATTGTAAGCAAGATGTTAGGGTTAATGAATTGGTGTACCAGAAGTTACTTCGAGCGCTTGCTGATTTTAGAACTAGCAGCCTTGATTTGGAAAGTGCGGTACAAGCAATTATTAGCAATCAAGTTAAAAACGGATGGCTTTTAGACCAAGAGAAATCGTTTGTACTTCTAGCCAAGCTAAAGGAAAAGAAGTTCGACTTAGAGGATAAGGTACATGAGAAGTTTACACCGCTACCTACATTCATTAAGGAGATAACACCCAAGGTAAAGAAGGACGGCAGTTACTCAATAGTCGGCCTGAAGTTCTTGGGGGAACAGTGGACAACAGCAACAGCACCATTCAGCAGACTGGATTATCCAGAGTTTAACTTAGGCTCACGTCAACAGATAGGACGTTACCTACAATATTTCGGATGGGTTCCAGAGACCTTTACAGAGAAAGGACAGCCAATCGTTGACGAAGGCGTTCTTAGAAAGGTAAAGGGTATACCGGAAGCGGAGCTGATAGGTGAGTACCTTATGGTACAGAAGCGGATTGCACAGGTTCAGAGCTGGTTAGACGCTGTTAAGGATGATGGTAGAGTACATGGTTATGTTAATCCCAATGGCGCAGTAACCGGCAGGATGACACACTCTAGCCCAAACATGGGTCAGGTTCCGGCAGGGTATTCACCCTACGGCAAAGAGTGTCGAGAGGTATGGATAGTACCTAAAGGTTACAAGTTAGTAGGTATGGATGCAAGCGGCTTAGAGTTACGTATGCTTGCTCATTACATGAATGACGAGGGATACACTAATGAAATTCTCAATGGAGATATTCACACGGCAAACCAGTTGGCTGCGGGCATTGCAACTAGAGACCAAGCAAAGACTTTTATCTACGCTTTCCTGTACGGAGCAGGAGATAGTAAAATCGGAAGTATCGTTGGAGGAAGTGCAGGCGCTGGTAAGCGACTTAAAGAAAAGTTCCTTAACAATACGCCAGCTCTTAGAAAGCTACGAGAACGAGTTGCAGTTGCTAGTCGAAGAGGTTTCCTTCTTGGATTGGATGGAAGAAGGGTCGCTGTACGGTCAGAACACGCGGCGTTGAATACACTACTACAGAGCGCAGGGGCTATCGTTATGAAGAAAGCACTGGTTCTGTTAGACGAGTACGCAACTGCACATAAACTTGATTATAAATTTATAGGCAACATACACGATGAAATCCAGACGGAGGTCGCAGAGAAGGACGCAGAAAGGTTTGGATGGCTCGCAACTGCTTGCATTGAAGCGGCAGGAAACCACTACAAACTCAACTGCCCATTGGCAGGAGAGTATCAAGTCGGAAGCGACTGGTCGGAAACACACTAATAAAGGTACACACGATGAACTATTATAGAAAGTTAGAAGATAAAACACGATTGACAATCAACGGTAAGCGGTATCGCGCAGGCAATCCTAGCCACCCTCATCACGACCTATATAAGGAGCACGGTATTGAGGCAGTGGTTGAGATTATGGGTTTGGTTGAAGTTGAGCCAGAAGCTACAGTAGAAGACCAAGACTTCCCTTGGACTAGCGTTATATTTGGCATCGCTATTGTTGGTCTTATTCTTGCACTTACAATAGGGAGCTAACATGAAGCCAGCAAAAGCTGACAGGAAGAAGTTCGACTTAGATTTAGCATACGGTGAGGTACGGGAAGATAAGATTGCCGATATGCTACAGAACAAGAAGATAGAAGTTAAGTCGGAAAAGGAGATGTGGCAGAAGACTGGTAACATCTGTATCGAGTATCAGTCGTGGGGTAAGCCGTCAGGGATTGAAGCCACAGAGTCTGACTACTGGTTCCACAACCTGTGTGTTGGAGAGGAAGAGTACTGTACCTTAGTGTTCGAGACTTCAGTACTTCGTAAGATAATCAAAGCTAATAAGTTTAGGTCAGTCTCAGGTGGTGACAACAATGCAAGTAGGATGCACTTGATACCTTTAAAGAAGTTGTTTGAGACGGCTACTATCACTAGCTTCAAGGAGTTACCTGATGAAGACGACTAAGACTTTAGTTAAAGACATCTACGCCATGATGGAATCCAAAGATGCTGACCCGAACGTAGACGTAGAGGCAGAGATTGAGAAGTTCGGAGAGAATGTTAAGGAGCTTATGCGTACAGAGTTCGGCAGGGAGAAGCGACAGGATAAACGCACACTTAGATTGTCAAACATTGGTCGCACAGACCGATACCTTTGGAACGTAGTAGCAGGCACAGAGAAAGAGAAGATAGACGGTGCAACGTATGTTAAGTTTATGTACGGACATCTAGTGGAAGAGATGCTTTTGTTCTTAACACGATTGTCAGGACACACAGTTACCGACGAGCAGAAGAGGTGTGAAGTGTTGGGCATCCGAGGCTCAATGGATTGCAAGATAGATGGTGTAGTGACAGACGTTAAGTCAGCAAGCCCTTATGGGTTTAAGAAGTTTAAGGAAGGCAAGATACTACATGACGACCCTTTCGGTTACGTTGACCAGATTAAAGCCTACGCACACTCAGAAGGTGAGACAGAGATTGGTTGGCTGGCTATGGATAAAGTAGGTGGACATCTGACATACCTCAAGTACGACCTAGCAGACCCTAAGATTAAGAACGTAATGGATTTCAACGGTACGATTGAGGAGAGGGTGCTACACCTAAAGGAAATGGTAAAAAAGCCAGAGCCTAATTACCTTTGTCACCAACCAGAGCCAGAGGGTAAGTCAGGCAACATGAGATTGGCTATGGGTTGTTCTTACTGTCAGTACAAGAAGCATTGTTATCCAGACCTTAGATTGTTTACTTACTCCTACGCACCTAAGTACTTGTGTAAGGTAGTCAAGGAACCTAATGTTCGAGAGGTTAAAATCTAATGGCTAAGAAGAAATTCAGGTCAGGCTTAGAGTCGGCACTAAACGATAAACTTAGCGACGAGTTTGAATACGAACCGTTTCGTTTACCGTATACAATACACCGTAAGTATGTGCCAGACTTTGTACACAACAAAAAGAAAATACTCATTGAGGCTAAGGGATACTTCAGGGTAGGCGACACACAAAAGTACACCGCCATCCGAGATTCAATGCCAGAGTGGGAGTTAGTGTTTGTTTTGTCAGACCCTCTAAAGAAGGTACGGAAGGGCAGCAAGATGAACATGGGGCAGTGGTGCGAGAAGGAAGGCTTCAAGTGCTACACTGTAAAAACTACGACTGAACTATTACAGTATGTGAGAGATAAAAATGTCATTTGAAGAATACAAGGAACAGTTCCTACGTGACCACGACGAGATACTAATACTGGAAGTGCTGGAGATAAACGGTGAAGACTTACTGGAAGCATTTGAAGATAGACTACTTAGACATAGAGAGGATTCTTATGAGCATTAATAAAGCAACACCCGAGATGTGGGACATGTTACGTAAGAAGTACGGTGCAATGGCAGAGCAAGAACTAAAGGATGACGACTGGAATGAACGCTTAGAGTATCCCTCAGTCGATGACCCTGTAGAAAGCCCAATGCATTACAACGCTGGTTCTGTGGAATGTATCGAAGCTATTGAAGCCAGCATGTCTGACACAGAGTTCAAAGGCTACCTGAAGGGTAACGCTATGAAGTACCTTTGGCGTTATGACTACAAGGGTAAGCCTGTAGAAGACTTAAAGAAAGCACAGTGGTACTTAGAACGACTGACTGAGGAGGTAGAGTAATGTCAAAAAACAATAAGATGAGGTTTTACGCCTTACTGACTTTCCTTGTCTCTCCTGTCTATGTCCCTGCGGTTATCTGCTGGGAACACAAAGACGAGATTATAGACTTCTACGTGTCCTGCTGGCAGATAGCAATCGGCACCTACCCACAAATGGAGAAAAAACAAAAATGCAGGGACAAACCCACGGTGGTAAAGGCTCAACAGTGAGACCTACCGACAAGAAGAAATACGAAAACAACTTCGATGCTATCTTCGGTAAGAAGAGCAAAGACAAACAAGATAAGGATAAAAAGAAGAATGACTGATTGGTATAAAATACTAGACGAAGGTGGTGACTTAATAGAGGGATGTACCGCTTGTCACGGCTCAGGCTTACTAGGTTTCGACCCTGAGTGTGAAAAAGCACATCAATTATATGTACCGTGTGACGCTTGCAACGGAGAAGGTTAATGGATAAGTACCAACAGTTTATACACAAGTCACGTTACGCACGATGGATGAAGGAAGAAGGTCGTCGGGAGACGTGGGAAGAAACAGTGCAACGTTATGTCGATTTCTGGACAAAACGTGGACAGATTGACAGTAAAGTGGCCAAGAAACTGTATAACTCTATTGTCAACTTGGAAGTCATGCCATCAATGCGCTGCTTAATGACAGCCGGTGTAGCACTAGACAAGGACAACGTAGCCGGTTTCAACTGTAGTTACCTAGCCATTGACTCACCACGTAGCTTTGACGAGCTTATGTACGTGCTGATGTGCGGTACTGGTGTAGGGTTCAGTGTTGAACGTAACTTCATTACTAAACTGCCTGTAGTTGCAGAGTCATTCCACAAGACTGACACAACAATTGTGGTAGGAGACAGTAAGGTAGGATGGGCATCAGCGTTCCGTGAGCTTATCGCTATGCTGTACGCAGGTAAGATACCTAAGTGGGATATGAGTCAGGTACGTGGTGCAGGCGAACGCTTAGAGACCTTTGGTGGTCGAGCGTCAGGCCCACAGCCTCTCGATGACTTGTTCCACTTCTGTGTTGATGTCTTCCGTAAGGCAGAGGGACGTAAGCTGACATCCATTGAGTGTCACGATGTAGTATGTAAGGTTGCAGACATTGTAGTTGTTGGTGGTGTTAGACGTTCAGCTTTGATTAGCTTGTCAAACCTCTCCGATGGCCGTATGGCTAAGGCTAAGTCAGGGGCGTGGTGGGAGAATGACGGACACCGTAGACTGGCTAACAACAGCGTAGCGTACACAGAGAAGCCAGACTTCCAAGCGTTCCTCAACGAGATGCAGACGTTGTATGAGTCTAAGTCAGGTGAACGTGGTTTGTTTAGTCGTATAGCAGCACAGAAGATTGCAGCTAGGAATGGTCGTCGAGACCCTACTTATGACTTTGGTACTAACCCTTGCTCTGAGATTATCCTACGCAGTAATCAGTTCTGTAACTTGTCAGAGATTGTAGTACGAGAGGATGACACGGAAGAGACGTTGAAAGCTAAGGCGGAAGTAGCAGCCATCATCGGCACACTACAGGCGACCTTGACTGACTTCAGATACTTACGTAACATCTGGAAGAAGAACACAGAGGAAGAGGCGTTGCTAGGCGTAAGCATGACAGGTATCATGGACAACAAACTGTTAAGCACACCTAACTCACCGCATTGTGAAGTAGTCTTGGAGGCTGTACGGGATGTCGCTATTGCAACAAATAAGAAGTGGGCTAAGAAACTCGGTATCAATCAGTCTACTGCCGTTACTGCTGTTAAGCCGAGTGGTACTGTTTCTCAGCTTGTTGACAGTGCTAGTGGCATTCATCCTCGCTTCTCTAAGCATTATATTCGCCGAGTACGTTCAGACAAGAAAGACCCGCTTGCAGTCTTTATGAAGACAGCAGGGTTCCCTGTAGAGGATGACGTTATGTCTGACTCCTCATCAGTGTTCAGCTTTCCTGTCAAAGCACCAGAGACCAGTGTGACGGTCAGTGATGTAGGTGCAATGCATCAGCTAGAGCTTTGGAAGATGTACCAGAATAGTTGGTGTGAGCATAAGCCAAGTATCACAGTATACTACACTGACAGCGAGTTCCTTCAGGTAGCTCAGTGGATATGGGATAACTTTGACTTGTGTAGTGGTATTAGTTTGTTGCCAGTAAGTGAACATACGTATCAGCAAGCTCCTTATGAGGACATCAGTGCTGAGGAATATGATAAACTACTAGCATCAATGCCTAAAGATATTAATTGGAATGACCTACAATACTTTGAGCAGGAAGATAACACCACCGGCTCACAGGAACTAGCGTGTACCGGTGGTGCTTGTGAGATAGTTTAAAACAATAGCTGTATACGGCGTATTAGTACCTAAACAGCAACTTTAGTAAACTTGGGGGTCATTGCGACCCCCTTTTTTACGTCTGTTGTTTACTCGTCTTGGTCTACAGTTACTTTACCTACAAGACCACCTGCGTAAGCATAGGCGGTAGGTAGCCCATCCATGAGAGCATCCATAGTTCCCTTAGATATTGGATTGCCTGCCAGCATCTGAGCGTTAGCAGCTTTCAAAGCATTGACCTTTTTAGTAATAGATTTACCTTTAAGCTGTCCTCTAGCCACTGCACCTAAGATTGGATAAGCTAGAGTTTTGAGTGTGAAGGGGTCACGTACCGCACCAATCTCACCACTACGGATAGATAGCGACAAGGCTGTCTCCGACCCTTCAATACCTCTAGATAGTATCTGAATCTCTTTACCAAGTTCCTTTAGCTTCGCTGCTTTTTCCTTTCCGACAATAGCACCAAACGTATCAGCAAACTTAGCAGACTGCATCTTTTCCATAAACTTCAAACCACTCTGAGCAGAACCAGTAGGGAATAAGTTATTGATAAACTCCTTCTCAATGCTCTCCAAGATGTTGTTACCATTGGTGTCTACTTTTAGCTCCTTAGCTTTAGCAAGTAACTTCTTAACGTCCTGAACACCTAACGATTCGCCTGCCTTAACTAAGTACTGTCCTACGTCAGCAATATTGTCCTTCTTCAAAGACTTTACAATCCACTCACCGTTGATAGTGTTGATACCGTCTTTGTACAATTCCTTAACGTCATCATACTTCTTTTTAAGAGCAGGGTTAAAGTTCTTAGACGCTGTGTCCATAGATTTTTCCAGCTCGCCAATAGAGTCGCCAATTAACCTCTCAGCTTTGCTATTCTTAGTACCAACAGAAGCTACCATATCTCTCTGCAAGGCTTTAAGTTCCGACAACTCTACGTGAGCCTCCGAGAAACTCATATTCTCTCGCATATTAGCTAGTTTGTTGGCAATCTTCTTATGCGCTCCTAGAATACCTGTAGTGCCTTCCTTAGTAATAATAGTGTCAAGAGCTTCCTGACCCTTTTTGATAGTAGAGGTAGGATGGACAAAACGCTTACCTTTGAGAGTTCCTTTAAGGTTGTTCATAGCACTCTTCAATAGCTTTTTGGAAACGGCATCATTAGGTGCAATGTTCTTAGATAACTGACGTAAAGCTCTCATCTCCTTGTATACCTGAGCAGGGGTCAACGAAGTGTCAATAGCGTTAATCCTGTTCATTATAGTTTTTGCTGTAGAACTGGGATTAGAGATAGACTTAAAGGAACGCATCGCTCTGTTCTTTATATTGCCAGTAGCTAAGTTAATAGCGCCTTCCTTGTCAATAGCCTTGTAGATAGGGTCAACAACAACCTGTAAAGCTCTCTCAGAGTCTCTAACAAGCCCTGAAATAGCTTCTCCTGTCTCCTGTCTAGTTTTGTCGTCAGTTGTTTTACCTAGAATCTCTTTAAACTGCTTAGTTATGTAGTTGTCCTGTTTAGCAAGAATATCGTCATAGATACCTTTCATAAAGTAAGACGAAGAGGCGTAATCCTGAGCATAAGTACCATACTCCTTAGCCGCCTGAGCAGGAAGCATAGTGCCTCCCATAGCTGTGAGTTTCCCCTGAAGTCTTTCTGTCGTAACAAGCTCTTCAAAACGCCTACCTAACTGCTCAGTAATCTCTTGAATGTACTCTTCACCGTAGTTACCTTTCTGTATTACTTCCTCTAGGGTAGTCTCACCACGCTGTATCGCCATGGCTGTCTCAGCAGCCCCTGCGTCTCTTGGTGTTGCAAAGTACTTAGGTTGGAACAAAGCACGAGCAGGCTGATAGATTGTCTTAAAGGCTTTACCTAAGACACCGAAAGCACCACTAAATGCCGCGTCCGTCATACCTGCTTTAATAGACTCATCAGTAGCTTGCTCAACGTCAAAGTCTCTGTCCTCAACAAAAGACTCAACCGCCTCGCCTCCGAAGTAACCTACGGCTGTACCGATAGCACCGCCTACAAGACCACCAATAGCTGTGCCGGCTACAGGAATAACGGAACCGATGGAAGCGCCAATCATAGCACCTGCAACACCTCCACCTATTTCACCGACGGTGGACAAATAGTCAGCCTTAGTTTGTTGGTCTCTATTATAGTCAGCCTCCGTAGCTGCCCCTGTCATAATAGCGTATTCTTTGAGGTCTGCATTGCTTATATTATCAGGAACACCTCTAATTACTTGACCGTTTGGTAATGTTTTATCTGCCATTTTAGTATCCTGTTAATTTGAAGTGTAAGAGCTACCGGTTGCTCCAGCGATTCTGCCTTGCGCTTGGTTCTGCGCCGCCTGTGCTTTCCTTTCCGCTATAGCTGCAAAAGCCGCCTCATCGAAAGATAAGTCTTCTTTAGGCAAATCCAAAGCAGGAAGGTTGTATTTATCTACAATCGACTGTGCAAAGCCTTCGGTTTTTCTAAGTGCATCCCAAGCATTGTTCCAACCGGAAGCATCCCCTCTATTTTCACTAATCCATTGAGATTCAAATCGACTACGCTCTGAATGAAAAGCCTGTAGTTTAGCTCTTCCTAGTAGCCAACTCTCGATTTCTTCTGCGCTCCAACCAGAGTTAGGGAAGCCACTTTTTGCCATTTCAATGTCTTTATCAGATGCAACTCCGGGCGGGAGAGCGCCAATAATACCCGTGGCTACCAAACCCTCAAACTGCGTCTTTAGACTAGATACCGCGTCCTGACCGCCCATAAACGTTTTAAAATTCTCAATAGCCTTACCGCCCGCACCGCCTGTCGGTTTTAATCGAGAGTATCTAGCCGCCATACCCAGAGCCAAGTCTTTTTGACCCTCACTCTTTGCCGCCGCTGTTTCTGCGGCACGTATTGCTTTTTCGGAGGATACACTTAGTTTACTACCGCCACCTGCGGCTATCATAGAGGCATCTGCGCTTAGTTGAGAGGCTTTGGCCTGCATACGTCGAATGTCTAAACTTTCCTGTGTTTGACCCTCAGTAACACCTGTTGCTCGCTCTTTCTCATCTTGCTCTGCAAAACCCTGACGTAAAGCGGAAACCTTATCAGGAGATACTCTTGAAACAATTTCTAAAATCTGTTGACGGTCTTCCTTCTTAGCAGGGTCTAGCTGTGCTAAAGCCTCTTGCGCTCTCTCAGATATAGTTCGAGTATCAGTACCAGTAAGTGAGCCGATATTCTTACGTAAACTATTGCTAAGTCTTCTGCCCCTAGTTAGAGCGGCTTGCTCATTAGTCATCATGTCTCTAGGGTCAATAGGAGCCTGTGTAATGCCTGTAAGTAGGCCAGTTAATTCTGATTGTGCCATTATATTAATCTCCTGTTAAGAACGGGTTTTGTCAAGGGGGTATCTGTCGCTGACGTTAAGTACACCGTCACCGTCGGCATCACCACCGCGTGACATACCTGTACCACCGCCTGTATAAGAGCCTGCTTGAGAAGAACCGCTATTACCACCTGATGTCATACCAGTGCCTCCGATAGTGCTGTTAGAGCTACTAGGTCTGTCATAAAAGGTACCGCCAAATCCATACTCATCCCATAAGCCCTGCGCTGCGTCCATACCGTAGCCAAACAGACTCTCAGCACCACCAGTGCCCATTACGGATGTCCGTAGAGCATCCATTTGTTGTTGTGATAAACGATTAGCCAAGTCTTCACCTTGTAGGAACCCCTCAACTCCACTTATAGCTGCGTTGCCGAAAAGAGAACCTTGCTGTCTACGCGCTGCATCAGCATAGGAAGCAGGAGCATTAGCCCCAGCGAACAAATCAAGAGCCTGTCGTTGTGGGTTATAGCCTGCTGTCTGTAAGCCTTGAGCTGATTGTAACATTTGAGCTTGTTCTTTACCAAACTGACCTCGTGCCGCTAACTGAGAATTAAGCATAGCTTCTTGACGTGCTTGCTCAAAGCCAAATGTCTCAGCATTGCCACCACCGTACATACCACTTTGTAAACCACCACGACCACTAGAAAATAAGCCTTCCTGCATACGCAGGCGCTGACGTTCTTCTTCAGGTCGCTGTGCGGCTCTCATCTGCTCATAGATAGCCTGTGAACCTCCGGCTACGTCACCGCTAAGACCACCGAACATACTCTGTGATTGACCTAAGTACTGATTCTGTCGTGCTTGTTCTTCAGCAGACAGTTGTAAGTCTAAACCACCTTCGGGAGTAGTAGTTCCTGTGGCTAAACCGCTAGTCACTGTGTAAGGTTTGAACTCAGCCAGCCCTGCGGCTTGTTCTCCTATACCCACTGCTGTTCCTAAAGCCCTTTCTCCTGCGGCTCTAGCGGCATCAACACCCTGTTGGTTTTGGTAATAATCTAAACCAGTGTTTAAAATATTTCCCATATTAAACCCAGAACCATTACCTGACTCATTAGGGGTAGGAGTGTAAGCAGGAAGGTTAGGGTCAAGAGTGTAATTATTAGCGTTAGGGTCAAACGGCTGAGTAGGCATCTTATAACCGCCAGCGGGTTGTAAAAGGTCTATACCTCGGTATCCTGAGCCTGCTCCGTACCGAGCATCACTGGCTTCTCTCATGTAATCTCTTTCACCTTCTAAAGCGGGTCGTTGACTCATTAGTACGTACCTCCATTAATAGTTGTTGCCACAAGTTCTCCTGCCACAGTAACTCCTGTGTTAGTTGTCTCTAGTTTCTTACCGTTGTTGTAGTAAAGGTCTACAGCGGCGTTTGCAGTACACTCTATGTATTTCTCTGCATTAGCTCCTTGAGCTGCTTGCATTAATGTCAAAGTAGTAGCGCCTGTAATAACTAAACCGCCAGTGCCTGTGTCATCAATGTATGAGTTTGCACCTGTGTGGTAGATACTCAAGTCACTACCTGCTCCAAACTTAGCTTTTACGTTGTCGTTAAACAACAGGTCTCCAGTTATTGTATCACCTGCAAGGTTTACTTTGGAAGCAATAGCCGATGCAACAGCAGTAAAGTCTGAATCAAAGTCAGCACCTTTAATAATCTTACCTGAGTTACCAGAGGGTAAGGAATCTTTGGCAAGGTAGTCAGTTGTGTACGAATAGTTACTCATTAAAGTAGTCTCCCGATTAGAGCTAGTATGTCAATTTTTTGAATAGCAAAGTTACTGCCGTTAATTATTGTTTCAACACCAAAGGAAAGGCTAGTACCTGAACCACTAGCGTTTACTGAGGGTCTGTTTACAGTAATACCTGCGCTGTACTCTGCTGTTGTGTTGTACTCTGCTACATTAAACTGTGCTATTGTTGAAGAACCAAATGTAAATGTTTGCTTAGAGTAACTTTCTTCATAATCATAACCCCACTTTAAGTCAGCAGTAGCTAAAGCACCACCAATAACAGTAACACGCATCTTCTTTATGAACTTCTCATTAGCAGGAGAGCCAAAGTCTTGCTCATTACTAAAGTAGTTCACACGATAGCTGTTTCCTGCGTCCTGAAAGCCTCCGTACTGGACGATACCTAATGTATCCTTACCCATGTATAGGGTTCCGCTAGAAAGCCTAGAAAAGGCTGTAAGGGCTATTCTTGTCCACTTGGTTGCACGATAGGCTCCATCCTCTAAAGCACCTCGTAAGTCAAACACATAGACTTTATTAACAGTAGGTAAGGACAATAAGTAAAAAGCATTCTCAGGGCTGTATACAGACTTAACGCTTATAGTGTCTGAAGGTACATCCGACATAAGGTCAGAGCGTACATTCTTACTAATGTCACGTAGTGGCTGTGACTTCTCCTGAATCAAACGACGTAGTGACATAACACCTTGGTCAGACAGGAAGATTAAGTCATCCGCTGTTGCCTGTACGGAGTCTCTAGCAATACAACCTACATTAATAATGTCAGTCAAACTAAGAGCGTCGGCAGGTGCTGCGGCTCCACTGTATATAACAATCTGACGCTTACCAAAGATAACCAAGGAACCATTGAACTCTGCAAGAGCAACTGTCTCATCCGAACGCCATACTTTAGTTAAGTCTAAAGAACCAGAACTTCCGTCCTTAAAAGAGTCAGTACCGACGGACGACCAATAAACAACGTACTTGTTAGCTGTCTCATCCGTAACCCATATACGGCCTAAAGCCGCCAGTACTTCATTACCCGTAGGTGTGGCAGTAGTACTATCAGGAAACGCGGCTAAAACTCCTGTGCCGTTTGTTTGCTTTAGTGGGACATAGCCACGTTGGAAGAAATACACACTGTTATTAAAACTTACAATCTTCCAATGGTTTGCAGTAACTGATTGATAACCATTAGGGAAAGCTAAAAGAGTTAAGGTTGTAGTACCTGTGTAAAGTCTATTGTTACCTGCTGAGTATACAGTCTTTGTTCCGTTATACGCTACGTGTTCGTGTAAAGCCTCGATAGGGTTAGCACCAAGGGCGTTAGGAGCAGAAGGGAAAGCTGTAGAGACCTGCGTGTATCCCTGTCTGGCACCAATACGACCCTGCGTGTCAATCACACAGTTGTCAGCTACCTTAGCAAAGTTGGCTGACATACCGACAGGGGAATCCTGTGTGTTCAAACCAAAAAAAGCAGGAGCCGCAACTGATAACGCTTGTAGTTGTTTACTCATACGGAATACCATATAGTTTCTGTAGGGAAGCGCGCCGCATCCATAGAGATAGCATCAGACAAGGTAGACTTAGCCATACTATACAAAGCCTGAGCAGAAGCACCACCAGTCTCACCACGTTCCTCTGCGGCCATTGCCGTAGCAAACTGAATCACTGGCAGGTAAGGAACCATGATATTGTCATTTCTATCCGTTAGCTCGTCTGACCTATTAACAATGTTAAACTGTAAAGTGTATGTTTTATCAGGAACAGGATATACGTCAACAAGAACTCCGTGACTAAAAGCCCCACCATAAACGTAGTGCGTAGGTGCTGACGGTGTTACGGGGTCAATATACTTAACTTTCTGTAACTCTGTCTGTGTTCCTAAGTTCATAAAACACTTCTCAGTCTCATTAATTACGTTAAGAGTCTTAAATTGAGAAGTAACACCATGGAGCGAAAATTGACTTTGGGCGGTGGCAATGCTTACTGTTGTACGTAGTGCTGACCAATCCCACGAGTCTTCTACAAGACGTACAGCGTCATTAATGTAATCTCCTACGAGTTTAGCATACGTGGTAGAAGTGACGGAAGCTACTTCATCCTCACGTAACCTACGTAGTACTCTGTTTATTGCGTCTAAATATGTCATCATCCGAATAGGTTCCTGTTATTAAAATCGCTTGCGAAAGGGTCGTCGTTAAAATCAGCTAGTTGCTCTTTTGGTGCATCCTGTGTAACACGTTCTACTAATCCAAAATCTTTCTCTTTAAACTTAAACAACTCATCTCTGAACAAACTGTCTGTAGTTCTAGTGCCTGACAACCCACCTCCTCCTCCTAAAAGAAGACCTGCTCCCACACCTAAGAGAGTTTTAGCAGGCTGTAGTAAGTAGTCGTCTATAACAGAACCCACAGGTCTTGCTAAGTCTTCTACAACAGAACCCACAGGTCTTGCTATGTCTTCTACAGCAGAACCTACGTCACCTACTGTTGAAAAGAGAGGGTCAGTTACATCACCAACGGAAGAACCTGCGACTTTAACTGCGTCCTCAATAGCTTTAATATCTTCAGGCGTATCGGGAAGGCGTGCACCTTCAGGCAATGCTTCTTTAATAGGTTGTAAGTATTTATCATCTAAATCTCTACCTACTGTTCTAAGCGTACCTTCTAGTTCGTCCCCAATGCCTGACTCTCTTGCCCACTCACCGACACCAGACTGAAGAGCTTTGTCAAAGTCTTCACCTAAGATTAGTTTATCTACAGTTCTACCAACCCCTGCTAAAACTTCAGGTGACATGTTGTCAGAATTAATGCCCATTTTGTCTAAGGTTGAAGCTATGAAATCTCCACCAAACTCTTGTAAAAGAAAAGAAGTAGGATTGCCTGTCCCAAGAGCGTTTACTAAACTGTTTGTCTGGGCGTAGGATAAGCCACCTATTCCTGTGCCTGCTGACATTACCATTTGACCTGTAGACGGGTCAAGTACTTCAGTTGGAGGAGTAGTTATTCCTGACAGGTTAGCGCCTGCCATAGCTAAGGTTGCCCAATCAGAACCTTTTAGCGTTTCACCTGAAAGACCTTTAACGGCTACCACAGCGGCTTCAGACAGCCCCCCCGTAGCTGCTGCTAATGTTGTCCTTGCCGCAGGAATTACAAACTCGTCCCTAAATTGTAACCAAGTCGAAGCCTCCGCCAAGTTTGTAGTTTTTGGCCCTATGTTATCATGGTACTGTAACTCTAAACCTTCTGAATTTTTATTGGGAAAGTATGTGTTATTTTGCACCACACCCATGTTACCTTCAGGGTTAATCCCATTAGGCGTGTAAGTTACATATACTGTATCGCCTGCTTTATATTCAAGGGTGTCCGGTGCATTATATGTTGATTCATTAGGGTCGAAATCTCTAGGAGCTTTTATGGGTATAATATAAGTAGCGTTAGGGTTGCCTTCTTGCGAACGATTCCATTCGTCTCTCCAAGCCTTTTTATATTGTTCGTCTTCAAGCTCTCCGTTAGCGTTTAGATTTTCTAAGTATGCTACCTTTCCATTAAAATCGGCTTGTCCCCATTGGTTTTTAAAACCTACCATGTCCCCTTCGGTTCTAAAAGAATCAAAAGCATTAGTAAAGGAATCTTTATCTGTTAAAAATTTATTAGCAATAAGGTTGTTAGCGTCTTGAGCAGTACCACCCTCTTCCTGCCACTGATTGGCCGTTTCTACGTCAAGACCTCTGCTAAGCATATTGTTGTAGGAATAAACGTTATCGTACTCATCAGTCTCGCCACTAATTAAACGACTACCAAAGTTACTATAATCTCCACCTCTAGCTTCTACCGTATCGAAGGTAACGTCAGCCACCACATCATCAGTGTACTCCTTGTACTCTAAATCACTAGCACTCCGTTGGTCTTGATTTAATGATGGGTCATCACTATACGTTACATCTATGTCTTGTCCTGATATACTACTGCGATTAAAACCAACAAAAGGGTCAGCCTCTACTACAGGCTCTACTACAGGTTCTCCACGGTATCCAGAACCTGCCCCAAGCTCAGCAGGGGCTGTTTCTAATGCAAAGACATCTTTTTCTTCTTCTTGGTCAAAGGCACTTTCTAAACCTGTAGCCATTACTTAACTCCCTTTGTCTTTTCGTATGTACGTAAACCACCTAAACCAAGCATACCCATAAGAACAGGTATCATAGTAGATAAGTCTACAAGGGGTATAGTGATTGGAGAACTGGATAAAGCAAGCGCAAAGTTTGCCATCGGTATAACCAAGAAGTTACCGGCCATGCCCAAACAACACGTCCAACCAACAGCCGGTCTCCAACCTGCGACAAAGAAGCTATCATGCTTTGCTTCAACCTTGTTTACCTCTATCTGTGCCTGTGCTATCGTGTGTGCTTGTGTTGCAATCTCGTGCGCTATACGTTGCTTAGTATCAGCGTCAGGGATTACCTTGTCTAGTATAGTTGTTACCGGCTCTATAAGCGCACGAATGATTGACATTACTTTCTTCCTCTAAGTTCCATAACTGTGTCTGATTCCCAAATGCGTAAACCCATCCAAACAATTGTGAACAGAGATGCGACTGGCGGCAGCCAAGCAGCTAAGGACAACACACCCGTTGACACTGCTGCTATATCTAACATTTCTTTAGTCTCCTCTACCATGATTAAATCCTTTTAGTTAGTTAGTTAGTGCTGTCCATCCAGTGTTGCCAGTGCCTGTTGTTTTAACGTACAAGTTTCCCTCAGAATTAGAGGCAGTTCTCAAGTACAACGAACCTATGGTACCTGTAGTGTTTCCGTTAGGTGTTGTTGAGCCTGTTGTAATAGTAACAGCACCACCAAGTGTAATGGTTGACGGGTTAGTGCCTAGCTCTACTATCGCATTAGAATTGTCTTTTGAATATACTTTCTTGTCTATAAGATTGACAGCTAGTTCACCTGTTTCCAAATCTCCAGCAGAAGGAGCAGAACCACCTGTTGTACTGTTTTTAATAATTAAGTTAGTAGGCACAATGCCCTCCTATTATAGTGTTGCGTCAGTGCTAGACACAAACTCAGTTTGATATGTCCAGTTAATAGCACCAGACTCGGCTTGTATGTCTAAAAATATATCGTTTGAGTTGGTGTCAAATGTAATGCCTGTCCAGCCTGTGTCGCTCTCAATGGCATACTCAGTTACTGTCGAACCTACCTGAGCTAATGTGCCGCCAACTACTTTAAACAAAGCTACAATCTTGTATGCTGCAAACTCTCCATCGTCTGTTCTTCGACCAGTAGCGCTAGCACTTACTTTAACTACTTGGTCTACCAAACTTGTATTCC